AATTTTGCGTATTCCTCTAGTGGCACCCCTAATTTCTTAGCGATTACTACCTGTGATTTGGTGAGTTTCACAGACTTGCGTCCTCCTTGTCTTCGACTTACCCCAGCAACGTTTTGGACGGGTTGCTTAGTTGCAGGCTCTTTATCAGTCGAATCCTGGGCAAACTTTTGAGGAAAATACTCCTTCATTCGTTTGTTAACGTTATTATAATACTCATCACTGTCAGTAGCAACCCCTTGGGCTCTTAACTCTTCATCAATGGCCATCGCAGCTTGAGTCATAACTCTATCTGCTCCAAACCATTCATTCTTACTTGCCCAATCCTGTGCTTTTTGTGATATTTGCACTTGTTGTTCACCAGGGATTAGTTCTTCTTGTGGAGTATCTTTGTTTTCTTCAGCTTGTTTCTTCTTTGCCTCTCTGTCTTGTAATGTTAAATTAACTTTTTCGTTTTCTACAGCTAATTTAGTCATCTGAGAGTTTATTTCTGCTACCTTTTCAGCATCCTGGGTTTCCATAGCTTCTTTAAGAGAAGTTTTTAACTTATCTTGTTCTGAAGTTACTCTTGCTTGGATTTCTTTAAGGTAATTGTTATCAGTTTCCTGAAGTTTAGTTTCAGTATTCTCATACCTCTTCTTTAACCCTTTAGCATAATTCAAAGCAGCTTTTTCTCTTCGTTCTGCTTCTTTAGCTTGGAAAACTAATTCGTTGATTCTTTTTTGATAATTTGATTGTTTATCTTTTAAATTATCAGGTTTAGTTTCAACTTCTTCTCCAATCTCAACTTCAGTTTTAGGTTCTTCCTTTTTTTCTTCAGGTTCTGCCTCTTGAACTTTATCTCTGATTGGATCAGTGTATCCTAAATCTACGTTTTCTTTTTTTGAAAATGCTTCATCAGGTTCTTTTGGTGTTTCAATACTAACAGATTCCTCATTAACGCCATCAGTATCTAGCTCAACTTCTTGAGACTTTTTCTCTTCTTCTGCCATTTTACCCTCCTAGTAATGGTGCAAAATATCGGCAGGATTAGATATGGTAGCGATAATTTCATCATCGTTTAAGATCCGCACTTCTCCGCCTTCTATTTTGAATCGAGAGCCTGCGTATCTTCCGAAGATAACCCAATCTTTTTCAGCGCACCATTTGCCTAAAGGAAATTTTTCTTTATCCCTGTAACAAAGGTTACCTTGTTTAAGAACAAGGCCAACTACTGTTGTAAGCTGAATTGTTTCTTGAGTGTTTTCACTTAAATATAAACCACCTTTTGTCTTTTCTGGACCCGCATAAGGAAGAATTAACATTCTATAACCTGTAGGCGTAGGTAATCTATCTAAAAGTTTTTTATCTAATGATTTTTGGTCTAAGACTTTTTTAACTTTAGCTTCATCTTTGTAAGCTTTTTTCAATGTCTCAGTCCGTTTCGGTTGCTCCGTGGACTCTGTCATTTTTTATTGCTCCTGTTTTTTTAACAAGTCTATTATGTCTTGTTGCAAGTCATCAAGTGACTTGATTTGACCTCTAATATAGTGAAGGTCGTTGGTATTGTCAACATCACGCATTAAAGTTTCTTTCAATCGTTCTTTGCGCTTATGTATCAAATTTTTTATTACATCGTTAGATGCTGTATCAATTGCCATTTTTCTCCATAAGTAGTTTTAGTCTTCCTGATTCCTTTGTATAAAATCCAAAATTTTGTAAAGCTTCAACTATCAAAGGCATTTTGTATGTAACCCAATCATCAAATACTATTCTACATACAGGTGCAGATTTATTTGCAAACCAAATCGCTTCAGTTAAAACATCTCTTGTTGTATGTGGCCCATCCAGCATGACAAAGGCAAATTTAGATTCTTTATATTGAGGATGATACATAAAATCAGTATCAGTCATGTTATGAAAACGAAATTTACCTGAATTAATATACCATTTGAAATCTTTTAACATTTCATCTCTCATACTATTTGGATAAGTAGGAGAAATTCCGTCTTTGTGTCTTATACCACTATCTTTATCAAAATGTTCATATTGTCTATCACCGTAAGGGTCAACTCCAATATGTAAAAAGTTATTTTTTAAATTATCCATTGCAATTTTAGAGCTATAACCTTTTCTTACTCCAATCTCGCAAGAATAAAATCCTTGGCAATCAAAATCTTTAGTCCATTTTTGAAATAAATCGTATTCTTCTGAATCACCTTCTATCATAGATAGTGTTTAACACTTAAAAAGATAAAAGCAAACTTATTTCTTACCACCACGGAAGATTTGTGTACCTTTTATACCAAAAATACTCGCTACGACAAGGATCCACAAATTAGTGAACCATTTCGGAAGCGACTGGAAATACTCAAAAAACAATTTTACCTTCTCCATCGCAGTTGGATCGTCCGACATAACTGCCCACATTAACACAATGATAGGAGCAGATATAATTACGAGTACAAATTCGTCCTTATAATCGTTTTGTCTCGCTTCAAGTAGTTTGCCTTGGTAAGCTTCCTCACCTCGGGCCATTTTTTCTGCATGCATTAATTGTGCATCAGACATAGCCATTTTAGTCTTCTGTTTATTTGCGTAAATCTTACTTCCTGCTTGTAAAGCGATTTTTGCTAAACTGAACCACGCCATTTTAATACTCCTTCTAATTTTTTGTACTTTTCTCTACCGTTAGCATCATCACAATATTGTTTTAATACTTCAGTAATTTTATTTTTTCTTCTATCACTTAGATAATTATATATTTTGAAGTAAATATCAACTGCACCCTTACCTCTAATTCTCCATCTCCATGTATCTTTGTGGTGTTTTTGTCTAGGTTTTATAAAAACAATGGATCCTTTACCAAAAAAATCTTTTAATCTTGTAATTACATCTTTATCTGACATTTCAACTGCTATGGAGGGTATTGAGTAGTTTTTTTTAGTTTTTTCGTAAGCTATACAGCCCTCGCCATCAATTATACCAGCAAAATAAGCTTCTTGATTAGACTGTCTTTTTTCTTTTATTGGAAATTTTAATACCTTGTGGGTTTGGTCCTCTTTTAGGTGGTGGTCCAAATTTTTTTCCTCCACTAAGTCCTTTTCTTTTTTCTCTTGCAGTTTTTGCCATTTAAAATCATTATTGTTTTTCAAGTTTTCTTTCAGCTATATCTAATCTATTGTCTGCTTGTTGATCTTGCTGTTGAAGTCTATCATATTGGAAGTTTAACTTATCTGCTTCTCTTTGATTTTCTTGTTCTTGTTTATATTTAGTTTCTTCTGCTTTTCTTTGCATATCCATAGCTCTTAAATCAATTTCTTGTTGTTTAATTCTTACTAATGGATCTTGTTTAGCCATGCTTGCCTGTATTTCTTCTTGAACTAGCTGTGTAGTTATTTCTGCAACAGCTGTAGCAACTGCAGCGTCAAATCTAATTTGAAAATCTTGAGGATTGGTATCTTTTAATTGCATTAATTGTGCATCTTGTGCCATTTGTTGTGCAACTTCTATTCTTGCCTTGAAAGAAATGTGATCAGATATATGTGATTGTAATAAAGCATATACTTGTGGGTTTATTTGAACCATTCTAGATGCCATAAATGCTGAGTGTGCAGCTATGTGTGCATCGTGATCTTGAAATTCAAAAGCAGTTAACAACTTCATCTGTAATGCTCTAGCATTTTCTTTTGCTGGATCCATAGGTTCGGGTTGTTTTGCTGGTGGTTTTAAAATTGTTTCTATTTGTTTTGTGCCTAAAGCTTCATAAACTCTACGATATGCTTCATGAATGTTGTGCAATTGTGGATTAGAACTAGCAATTTGTAGTTGTGTCTGAGCTAAGGTTACTCTTTGAGCCATTGACATAATATTTGGATCAGCTACTGGTAAAACATCTACTCTGTTATCAAAGTCTGTACCTTTAATTGTTCTTGGACCACCATAAACATCATATGGATATTCAGCAGGTAAGTATTCTCCACACAATCTTGCTAAAATTTTGAATTCTAATCTCATTGCGTAGTAACATCTTTTGTGTACACCACTCATGACTCTTGATCCTCTTTCCATCATGGCAATAGTAGTTCCTACTGCTCTGTTTTGAGTATCATTACCTACTGCTGTATCTGTAATGGCTGCAAATTTTTGACCCGCTTGCACTACAAAACCTAAAAGATTGAATAAAGTTGTGCTTGGTTCAGAGAAAGGAAGGTTAAAAAACTGATCTCTTATGTTACCACCAGGTGCATCTACATCTCTAAACTCTCCAGGTTGTATTGGTTGGTCGTCATCTCTAACTCTTATACCTCTTGATTTAAATCCTGCTGGTAAATTTTTTAAAGTACCTGCATCAATTAATTGTCTTAATGCTACTGTAGCTGCTCTAGATAGTCCACCAATTGTGTGGATCAAACCGAAGCCATAAAAACCAAGTCCAGGTAAAAATTTGTAATGAACAAAATATTCTATTCTTGTGTAGTTTTGGTCATCAACTCTATAGTTTCTGTAAATAGATAAAACCTCTCCTGAGCTTTCGTCAATTGTTACAATGTATGGAATCTTAATCGATTTTTTAGATTTCTTGTCAAAATCTTCATAATCATCTAAATTTAAATCTACATGCATTTCTAGAATGGTATGTATGTAATCTGTAAATCCTGGTTTTACTCCGTCAAGATCATCTATCTTTTGTTGAAGATCAGAATCTTGCACATTACTTGGATTAGGTAATTCTATATCTCGATAAAAACCTGCAGCCATTTTTTTAGCTACCTCATTTTCAGTCATTTTAATAACGTGTGTAATTCTACCTGCATCTTTTAAATCTGAAGCGTAGTAAGGAACAACTAAATCTTCTGCAGGTACAAATTTTGATACTGGTCTTTTTAAAAATTCATCGTAATAAACCTTTTTAAATGTAGATCCTGATAAGGGTAGATAGTATAACATCTGATCCATATCAGTTGTGTAGTCTTCCATCTTCTCCATTAGAAGGTAGTTGAGATATTCTTGTACACGATCTGATTGTTGTTCGGTGGCAGGTGTTCTTATTCCTACGACTTGTGTTCTTACTGGACCATCACTTGGTAATAATTCTTTGTATGCAGAAGCTTGAAAAGTTGTAGCACTTTCACTTAACAACGGATGAGTGACACCTGAAGCTCCTTTGAATGGTCTTGTTTGTTCGTTGTATTTAACACCAAGAAGATCTAAACCTTTAGTATAACCCTCTTCCCATTCTTTTCTCGATTCTCTATCTTTTTTATATTCACTAATTAATTCAAGCCCTAAACGTTTAAGCTCTCTTTCGTCCATCTCTTCTGCGAGATTCGAATTAAAATCATCTTCTAGATTTTCCTCAACAACTTCTTCTCCCTCAACTTCAACAACGGGTGGTAGACCTTCAGGTTGTTCCTGAATTTCTTCTACTTTAGTTTCATCAGCGATGTTTTCGGATATTTCCTTTTCTACAGCCATAATCTAATTTATCATAAGGTTTTAAATATATCCACTACTAAGCCACCTTCAGACTTATATAGCTTCTGTGTGTACGCCATATTAGGTTTAACTTCAATAGCAAAAGCATCAAAATACAACCGAGGATCATTTTCTTGTATAAGCTTATATCCTTTCATTGGGCCATTAGATGCTGTTTCATGATATTCACTTATAATTTTTTTACCACCTTTTGCTTCAGGATAAGTAAAATTATCTTTCATAACTTCTTTATATGGTTTCTTGGGATCAGATAATGATAGTTTTACAGTGCCTGCTTTTGAATCATTAAACTTAGCAGCTTTCTTCATCAGTTGAGGCATAACTGCTTGTCCTTTTTTATCAATACCTTTACCGTTTGCATAACCATAGAATCTTTCATTACCCGCTTTGTAACCTTGTCTGAAGTGTAGTTTATTAAATGGCATAACCGCAACATAATCAAACTTTTCTTTAGCTGCTTTATTCATTAAAAATTTAAGTGCATAGTCCCCGTAAGCATCTGCATCTAATAAAGGAAAATAATCTAACTTCTCACGTCTTCCCCCGTAGTCATCTGCTCTTTGAAACGTATTGTTAATTTGTTGATTTACATTTTTTAAATCATCAGAGATAGCTCTTGATTTATTAAATTGACCTTTAGCTATAGCATCGTCCATATCTGTTAAAAGTTTAGTTCTAGAGTTTACAAGTAAATCCATTTCAATATCTTT